AAACCCATTATTGGATTTTCTCTAGTGATCGCTTTGATCGTGGTTTGTCCTGTAGCATCATCAATTTTTTTGCTAGCAGCACCGATTGAACCAAAAAATGAGCTTTGGAAAGTTTCAAGTTTTTCATGCATTCTGTCTTCGATTTCATCAATAACACCTGCTAAAATTTCTATAAGTTCTTCATCACTATCTCTGCTTTTGGCCCAACGAACCCACTCATCTTTCGACAATTTGGCAATATATCTGCTTAGTAGTGCATAAAATATTGACCAGGCAGCAAAGTATAGCAATAATGAAACTGTAGTGATCTCCATTACAGCCCTAAACCCTTTTCAGCTTTTTCAAATGCTTTTTCTTTAGTATAAATTTCAGAGGGTTTAGCATAAACGACAACTTTTTTAGTTAAACCAGCATCTTGAGCTAATTTTAATAATGGAATTAATGCACCTAGATTCATATTTTACCTCTTAGTGAACTAAACAACCCGCCTAGATCCAAACCTGTTTGCCTTTTTATTTCTTCCTGGATAGGTGGTGGTATTACAACACCGATTAAGGTTTCTGGAATTCCAGCAAAAGCTGCAGTAGTCAATCTTGCAACATTTGTACCACTTGGATCCTTTTGCAGTTGTACTGCTATTTGCCCAACTGTCTGCCCTTTAAATTCATCATCTTCACCCAGGGCTTTGAGAAAGTTTATTATTATAGGAATTATAAAAACTAATAACGCAATACTAACGGCTGTACCAGCTACTGCAGTGCCAGACTGAGGAGAACCTAGAAAGGTTTTAAAATCTTCATGCTTTCGATAATCTTCGACTGCAGTTTTTTGCTGAGCTGAAACTTTCTTTAGTATGTAATCCCTTGGAACAAGTGCGTAGGGCATTATCTCTTTCTCTTTTTACCTGCAGGTGTTTTGCGAAATGCAACACCCATTTTCTTAAGGTTTATTTTACCTGATCTTAATCGAAATCTTGGTTTGTTACTGTTAGCCTTAACATATTTGTTCCAGGCTGATAATTTACGTTTAGGTTTACGCTTTGATCTAAGTGCTTCAATTGGTAAAGTATCTCTATAATCACCTACAGTAAGTTTAGTTCCACAACCAGGACAATACTGCATAGGCATTAGATCGTAGCTCCTTCTACAACTACTGTAGCTTGTCCACTAACTCCCTGGGCTATAACTTTGATACCCGTATTCGGGGGTATCGTATAGTATAAGTTAGGGAATTGGGGCCCGATACCTGCAGTTTCTATTAGGAACTTGCTGACATGTAGTGCTTCCCCATTACCTTGAATAGTCCAGGACAGCGCATCACCTTGAGAACATCCGCTATAATCGAATGAGACGTTAGTAACGACACTATAGAATTTATTTGGAGAAATAAAATCTAACAAGGTTGTGCCGCCTCCAGTTAATGCTTCTAAACCACTCCAGGCAAATACATGATCACCAAAGAAGTTCAGGGTCGGCCCCGTCGAAAGTGTCATTAGTCAATTTTTCCTATTAATGTACATCCAAATGTTTTACCTGATCCACTTGATACTTTACCTTCTATTTTTACATGAGTGAGTGGTGGAAGTATTAATTTGATAGGCCATGAATAAGGGGCTAATTCTGCGCTACTATCATCCAGGACAACGACTATACCATTTAGATATATGTTAGTAAGCATATCATTGCCTCCGAGTGAATCGTAATCACCTATAATATGAATTTCACAAATTATGATCTCTTTTCCCGTAGTGAAATTAAGGTAGTCCTGAAAATTGGTGTCCAGGTCTTTAACTCCTGAATATGCATAAACGCGTCTACCAATATAATTAAGACTTAATCCAGTTGAAGCTGTAAATTGAGGTCCATAACCTACGCCCTCAGGCATATTTATTCAAAAGTTATGGTGCAGCTCGAATCAATAGTTGCGGCTGTTGTGACAGCTATTTGAATATCCAAAGTATTTCCAGAAGTTACACCTAGTGCAGTCTTTTCCTGGACAACACAGTTAGCCACTCCAGTTCCACCACTTGCAGCTTGTGCAATTGCTGGTCCCATGAATGTAGCATCTCCTTCCTGGAGTGCTGTACCTGTTAATTTAAATCCAGAACAAAAGTCTGCTCCAGTTCCTACACTACTAACTCCCATTGATATAGAAGATATTTGCGATACTCCGCTTGGTACTACCAAACTCAATCCAGAACTTGCGAACTGATTGTTCATGCTCTGGAAACTAGTTGTTGCAGATAATCCTGCTTCCGTTCGTGTCACGACTATGGCCATATTTATGCTCGTACTTTAATTGGTCCCAAAGAAGCTAGTACAGGTGATCCTCTTGAAAAGGATTTTACTGCAGCTTTTGCTAAAAAGGCCCCGATTAGTGTCTTAGTGATCGCTTGCTTATTGGATTTAGCAGACTTTGAAAGTGTTGATAATCCAGTATTAATATCTCCAGCTAAAAAAGATTTCATTGATGAACCTGCGTTCGTTTGTTCCAGGAGTGCTAAAGCTGCCCCTGTCTCTATTACGTTAATTCCAAATTGCCTAGGAGCTCTACGCCTAGAAGCTTTTCTACGTCTTGCGACCATGTATTTCTAGTATTAAGAAACTCCTATTTAAATTGCTACCCACTAATGAGTAGACAGTTATTGTTATATATTAGAATTCTAAATTAAGCTTATGGATGGCAAAAAGTATACGTTCGGTCAACCTTCATTGATGAAGGCGATTGAACCAGGACAAAAAGCTAGCATCAAATTTTTGGATCAACCAAAAGTTGTAGACACAGAATGGGGAGAAAAGTATTCCGTAACTATTCTTTTACTCTCTCACCCTCAGTATTCCATCTCCTCTCCTAAAGGTATAAAGATGAACTGGCAGACAAATGCTAAGGTAATCAAAGACCTAGTATCTATGCTAGAAGAAAAGAATAAAGAGTTTCTGAAAGACTACGTAGACATGACATGGGAGCTAAGCGTCGCAGAGGACGGTAGTTACTGGTTGAATGCGTAGAGCCTGCAGTTTTTGTAAACAAGAATATCTTAGCAATAGTGTACAAAAGTACCACGAACATCTAAATGTTTGTATTGATTGTGAGATGGCAATTGTTAAAATTTGCAAAGTAAGGTGGATTACTGCTTAGCGCGGGGTTTAACTTTTAAGAAAGGATAAGGATAGAGAACTAGAAAGGTAGTTAAGGGGCTCAGAAAAGTTATGGATGGCTTTCTAAGCCCTTTAAACCTACCAAAACACGCTATTATAACCCTACCTTCTATCTAGTCCAAGGCTTTTCTGGGGCTGTTTTACCCCTACTTCGGGGCTTTGGGAGGCGTTTAGTAACCCCTGGACACCATTTCGTTTCATTAACATATCTGCAACGAAACCCATTATTGGATTTTCTCTAGTGATCGCTTTGATCGTGGTTTGTCCTGTAGCATCATCAATTTTTTTGCTAGCAGCACCGATTGAAC